AGATTTTTCCTCGCCTGGCTTCAGACCGGAAGCTCCCCGAATTCAAGCCCGATGAGTTACCGGCCCTGGAATCGCCACGCCGCTTTCGGCTGCGGTACGGCAAGATCAGCCGAATGAGATTCCTCGGCCATCAGGATATTATTCGACTCTTCCATAGGGCGTTCCGCAGATTAGGCCTCCGACTGGATTATTCCAAGGGCTTCCATCCGCATCCCAAATTGCGCTTTCTAAGACCTCACCAGAGGCCGCCCGGGTTGATCTCCGGGCGAAGTCTTCTCTTGCACGCGCAGCGTAGGCGAAAGCGCCGATGCGCTGAGCCGTCAACCCCATTCCCACGGCGTCGATGCGGGTACTTCCCCGCAGTTGGTCCCCTTCCAATGGCGGGGACAACATCGCCGTCTCACGATGAAACCCGCTCCGCCGTGGGAATACCCTTTCACTACCGAAGCAGCAGCACACCGAAGGAGAACGCACCATGTTGACCGTCAAGCACATGGAAATCACAGGCCACGAGAACATCTACCCTGCCGTTCGGGTGTCGTATCAGCCCCGCCAGCGAGCCGACGGCAGCGCTTACGACGCGCAGGACCCGAACGCCTCCTCTGATGATATCGCCGCGTGCGTGTTCATCGATACGCCGAAGGGTGACACCGTCTGCCTTGGTAGCTGGGGCGCCTTCTACGTCATGAATGATGCTGGGAAGACGGTAGCGAAATACGATCTCGGCGGCTGGCCGGTGCCGCAGGTCAAAGCGGCACGCGGGCTCGTGTGGAGCGCTGGAATGGCAGAAGCTCAGGTGATTTCATGAACGCCAACCAAGCCTTCAAGGAAGTCCTCGCCTGGGTCACCTGGGCTCTGACGCTCGTGATCCAGATCGGCCTTCTCGTCCTCATCGCAACGGCGGTGGCGGCAGAGTTCAAGTTCACAACGCCGCTGCTCCCCGTCGTGCAGTGGCAGACGCTCGCATGGGCCTGTGGCGCCTGGTGGCTCTACCAGGGCAAGAAGATCGTCTGAGGGAGCGATAGCAATGGCAACCGTCCTCCGCCTCGAACCGGAATCCGCCGCCCTCTCCATCAAGCGCCGGCTCGAATTGATCGACCAGTGCGCCCAGTACATCCGCGAGACGGTCGCCCGCTATGACGGGCTGAAGTCGTTCGAGGCCGAGCTGGAGAAGCACGGGATCAAGGATCGTGTCGCCGCGATGACGGTTCACGCTCCGGCGCCGGAGGTCAACTGACATGGCTGTCCAGCTCTCCGTCACCGTCAGAAACGCCCGCCTCGACGCCATCGAGACGGCGATCAGCACATCGGCCGTGCTCAAGATCAGGACCGGGGCCCAGCCGGCCGATTGCGCAACGGCCGATTCCGGCACCGTGCTCGCCACCCTTTCCCTCCCATCGGATTGGATGGCCGCAGCATCCTCAGGCTCCAAGGCCAAGTCAGGGACGTGGCAGGACACGTCGGCTGATGCGACCGGCACGGCTGCTCACTGGCGGCTCTATGCGTCCGATGGCACGACCTGCCATGCTCAAGGCACCGTGACGGCAACGGGTGGCGGTGGTGACATGACCGTCGACAACGTCAGCTTTGCCTCTGGTCAGTCGTTCACGGTGACGAGCTTCACGTTGACGGATGGTAACCCATGAGCCTCGCTGTCATCGGCGTTGACGGCCCAACCTCTTCTACGGACGGGCATCTGCCTCTCTTTAGCGGCACGACGGGAAAGCTTCTCAAGAGTGCCAACTATGCCCCGCGTGAGGTGCTGACCGGTAACCGCACCTACTACGTGCGCACCGACGGCTCGGACAGCAATACGGGACTGGTCGATAGCTCAGGCGGCGCCTTCCTTACGATCCAGAAGGCGCTGAACGTCTGCAAGACGATCGACTTCAACGGCTATACCGTCACCATCTCCGTAGGGTCTGGAACGTTTTCCGGGCAGGTCACTGGCGCCGTGATGGTGGGGCAGGCGGGCTACGCCAACCTCGTTATCTCAGGTGCTGGGTCTGGCTCCACAACAGTGACATATAATGGGACCTATGAGGGTACGTTTTCTCCAGATGGGGTAGGCGTAAAATACAAAATTCAGAACATGACGATCACGGGAACGGGCTCTGGAAGTTCTGGAGCTGCGGTCACCGCTTTCAACGGTGCATTCGTCAGGATTGGCGCCGACGTGGTTATAGGACAGACGGGATGGTTCGGCCTCCTCGCCTTTGGCCCCGGCGCCACCATTTGGCTCGATAGCGGTATCACCTTCAGCGCCGACACGGGCTATGCTTTTGGTGCTCAGGCTGGTGCCTCTCTCATTGGCAATGGCACGCAGACATGGGCTTTAGGCACGCGCACGCTGACGGCTACTCTCTATGCCTCTGAAGGCGCCGCGGTCAGATTGGGCGGTGTGAGTTTCACCGGAACCGTCACCGGCTTGCAATACACGGTTAATGTAAACGGCATCATCAATGCCGGAGGCGCCACCATTCCCGGAAGCGGAAACAGCACGGCAACGGGCGGGCAGAAGGTTTAATCCATGGCTCTCTCCGAAGCCTACGTCGACACCGGCACCTCGATCTCGACCACGGAATATTCGCTCACCAACGATTCCACGACGATTGCCACCCAGACCGACGATGGGCTCTATCAGGCGTTCATAGACCTCAGCAACATGGCCTCGGGCGACACCTATGTCATCCGCGTGCGCGAGAAGGTGTACGGTGCAGCGACCCAGAGGGTGTGCCACTCATGGACGCTCTCGGGAGCCCAATCGGACCCGATCTGGGTGTCACCCCACCTGCAGTTGATGCACGGTTGGGACATCACCATGCAGAGAACTGCGGGAACCGATCGCTCGATAGCCTGGTCGATCAGGAAGGTGGCCTAGCGTGAGCTTCGCCTTCCCCTTCTGGCACTATACCGGTGCCGGGCAGGCGCAGCAGCAGTCGGGCGGTGGGCCGGTCGGCGAAGCATCGATCACGCTCGATGCACTGACGGTCAGTGCAACAGGCACGATAGATATCGCCGCTCAGGCGTCCATCACCCTCGGTGCTCTGACCTCATCCGCAGCGGCTACGCTCACCCTTTCCGGGTCCGCCGATATCACTCTCGGTGCCGCAACGTTGTCCGGTGCTGCTGGACTCGCCATCGCTGCTGACAGCAGCATCACATTCAGTGGCCTGTCGCTCAGCGCAGCCGGTGGCCTGCTGATCCAGGGCACGCTCGCTGCCACGTTGGACCCGATGTCCTTCACCGGGGCGGGAAACCTGAGCCTAGCCGCCAGCCTCAACACTACGCTCGGCAGTATCGGGGTAGCGTCCACAGGGACCATTGCACTCACGGGGAGCGCCGATGTCACGCTCCAAGCGCTGGCGCTGGATGGGCAGGCGGAACTCTTGATAGTTGGCGGCCTGGGAGTAATCCTCGGCCCGCTCGCTATCGAAGCCGCCATTCTCGGCCAAGACAACTACTACCTCAACAAGAACAACCTCATCCAAGATGCTGCCGGGATTACCTTTGGTACACCCGTTGACGGGTTCTCGATAGCAGCGGCAAGCGGCATTACATTCGGTACGCCGGCCGGCATCGAAGACCTGATCGTTGACGCTGTCGGCCACGATGATCTCACGCAGATGCCCTGGCTTGGTCAGTCAACCCCATAGAGACTACGGGGATCACCTCATCAGCCCGGGCGTTTGATTATTTGAAATCAATCAAAGGAAATCAAAGAATGCGTGGCGGAGCACGGCAGGGTGCAGGGCGCAAGAAAGGTGCGCTGACGAAAAGGACACAGGAGATCGCTGCCGCGGCCCTGAAGGACGGCGTCACCCCGCTCGATTACCTGCTCGGCGTGTTGCGCAATACGGAAAAGGACGAGAAGGACCGCTTCGCCGCAGCCGTTGCCGCTGCCCCCTACGTGCATCCCAAGCTCGCTTCAGTAGAGCACTCGGGCGAAATGAAGATGACCCACGAACAGGCGCTCGACGAGATCGAGGCCGCAGAGCAGGCCGCCATGAACGGTCATGAGCAGGCTCACTGAGCGGGAGATCGCGCTTAGAGCGCGCTACAAGGCAGACTTCAGGGCCTACGGGCCAGCCTGCCTCAAGATCAGGCCGAAGGACCCACGCGCAGGCAATAGGCCGCTGGTGCTCAACACGGCGCAGGACTACCTCCACGGCAAGCTCGAAGAGCAGCGCGCCGCCACCGGCAAGGTCCGCGCCCTCGTCCTCAAAGGACGCCAGCAAGGCATCTCAACCTACATCGGTGGGCGCTTCTACTGGAAGACCACACACGGCCGGGGCATCCGCTGCTTCATCCTCACCCATGAGCAGGACGCCACCGACAACTTGTTCGCCATGGTGGAGCGCTACCACGATCACTGCCCGGCTCTGCTCAAGCCCTCAACGGGAGCCTCCAACGCCAAGGAGCTGTCGTTCGACAAGCTGGAGAGCGGCTACGCCGTCGGCACGGCCGGCACCAAGGCTGTAGGGCGGTCGCAGACCATCCAGCTCTTCCACGGCTCCGAGGTGGCATTCTGGCCCAACGCGGCCACGCACTTTGCCGGCGTGGTTCAGGCGGTTCCCGATCTCCCCGGGACAGAGATCATCCTGGAAAGCACGGCCAACGGCGTTGGTGGAGAGTTTCACGAACGCTGGCAGCAGGCCGAGGCCGGGATCGGCGATTATATCGCCATCTTCATCCCCTGGTTCTGGCAGGAGGAATACCGCAGACCCGTCTCGGCCGACTTCCATCTCGACCAGGAAGAGACGGAGTACATGGAAGCCCATGGTCTGTCGCTCGAGCAGATGGCCTGGCGCCGCAACAAGATCGCCGAACTCAAAGACCCGCTGCTGTTCAAGCAGGAATACCCGGCGACAGCGGCCGAAGCGTTCCAGATGTCCGGCCACGACGGCTTCATCAAGCCCGAGCTCGTCGTCAAGGCGCGCAAGGCCAATCTCGAGGGTATCGGCCCGCTGATCATCGGTGCCGACCCCAAACGCTTCGGCAACGATCGGTTCTCCCTCGCCTTCCGCAAGGGCCGCAAGGTGCTCAAGGTCGAAAGTCGGTCGGACAAGATCGACAACGTCGCCGGCGCCAACTGGCTGAAGCAGGTCATCGACCACGAGAAGCCGGCCCGGGTGTTCATCGACGTCGGAGGTCAGGGCGCCGGCGTCTACGACATCCTGGTGAGTTGGGGTGAGCCCTACGCCTCGATCGTGGTGCCGATAGATTTCTCCGGGAGCCCGCAGGAACCGGACGAGCATCTGCCATCGGGCGAGGTGAGGCCCGGACCGTTCAACCGCCGTGCTGAGATGTGGATGCGGTCAAGAGATTGGCTCAAGGAGCCGGGGGGCGCCGACATCCCCGATCTGGACAGCCTGCAGGCCGACGCCTGCGCCCCCGGGTACAAGTACAACGCCAATTCCTACCTGCTGATCGAGAGCAAGGAACACATGCGCGACGTCAGAAAGATCAGGTCACCGGACGAATGGGACGCTGTCGCGCTGACGTTCGCCGAGCCCGTGGCTGACGTTCAGGTCAAGCCCTACGTTCCCCCCATGGGGAGGCCGGGTGGATGGCTGGCGAGCTGAGCCAAGCGGCCCTCGACGTCCCGCAGGGCAAGCTCTCCAAGTCCGAAGCCGCCGCCATCGTCAAGGAGGCGAGGGAACGCCTCGAAGCCTCATGGCAGGCGGACAAGGACAACCGCCAGGAAGCTGCGACCGACCTCAAATTCCTCGCCGGCGACCAGTGGCCCGAGCACGTCAGGAAGGAACGCGAGGCCGAAGGCCGCCCGATCCTCACCATCAACGCGCTGCCGCAGTTCCTGCGGCAGGTGACGAACCCCATCCGCGAGGCGGACCTTTCCATCAAGACGGCGCCCGGCAGGCCCAGTTCTTCGATCGTCCGCCGGTCCGCCTCGCGC